ACCCGAAAGTCTCAAGAAGTAGCAGCTCAACGCAAAGAGGCTGAAGACAATATCGGCAAAACCGATGCTATCCTGCAGCGCATGGTGCAGAAGGCTGAAGAACGCTACCAACCATATTCAGAAGTTGACATGATTTTAGCTTCGAAGAATTTGGATGATGCTGACTTCGCTCAACTGCGCAAAGAGGCTCAGGACGCACACAATGATTTGAAATTTATCAAAGAAGAAGCGAACAGCTTCTATGACGGACTAAAGCAACAGCAACAAGCAGCAATGCAAGATGCAGCCAAAGAGGCTGTAAAAGTGCTGGAGCAGGACATACCTGAATGGAACAACCAGCTTTATGACGATATCAGGTCATATGCTATCGGGCTTGGATTGCCCGAAGAACAAGTTAACAACTACGTAGACCCTGTGGTTATCAAGGTGCTGAACAAGGCTCGTCTTTACGACCAAGCCAAGCAAGTCACCACCACAAAGAAAAAGCGTGTCGCCAAGAAGGTACTTAAATCTAATAAGTCACCAGCGAATAACGCCCAGCTGAGAGCCAAGCGCATTCAAGATGCAGAGGCGAAGCTGGCACAGTCTGCAGGAAGTGACATAGACGATATTGCTGAAGTTCTTTTGAAGCGTTGGGAAACATAACCCAATAGCCAAAAAGGAATACTTACAACATGGCAAATGAATTTTCCACCTACGACCAAGTAGGTAAAGCAGAGGACGTGTCTTCGATTATCACGAATATTACGCCCACAGACACCCCTTTTACTTCCCTTATCAAATCCGAAAAAGTGAATGCTCGTGTATTTGAATGGATGGAAGATGCACTTCCAAACGCAGCCGATAATAAGGCAGTCGAGGGTGCAGATTTTGTGAACGTAGCTCGTTCACCAACAACCTTACGTACTAACAATACTCAAATTCTGAGCGATGTATTTGAGGTGACCGCTACGGCTGACTCAATTCGGCTACACGGTAGGGCAAAAGAAACGGCTCATCAGCTGTCGAAAGCCCTAAAATCCATCAAGCGTGACCTAGAATTTGCGTATGTTGGACAAGACAATACCAAGGTAACTGGTAACGCCACGACTGCTCGTGAGATGGATAGCGTAATGCCGCAAATCTCTACAACAGTAACTGCTGGCCCCAACGCTACCGACCCGCTGACAGAGGCCAAGCTTCTGGAGCTGGGTGAGGATTGTTACAACAACGGTTCAGACCCGAACACTTTCATGATTGCCCCAAAAGACGCACAAATTGTTGCGGGCTTTACAGCCGCTGCTGGGCGTAGCCGTGAAATCAATGATGGCAATAAAACCTTGGTTAACGCTATTGATTTGTACGTTAGCCCCTATGGTGAATATCGCGTCATTTTGAACCGTCACCTTGAGAGTTCACACGCTCTGCTTATCGACCCAACCATGTTCCGCTCATGCGTACTGCGTCCGTTTACACGGACACTGTTGGCTAAGCTTCAAGATGGTGACCGTCATGCAATCGTGGGTGAATACTCACTCAAGCATATGTCATATTCAGACTCCGGTATGATTACTGACCTAAGCTAACCAGTTAGAGGGCGAGGGGTGCGAATTCGCTCTCCTTGTCGCACCTCTCGTCTCTCTTAACCCCCTCAAAAAAACACCAATAGGAGAACTCATGTCAAAACATGACACGAACCTTATCGGCATCGATACCGATTTCGTTGAAGAAGATGACGAAACACTCACCCGAAAACACACGCAGCACATACCTCAATGGTATCTAGATAGCCTCAAGAAAGAGCGAGATGCCAGCCGTGGTCAACGCGAAGGCGATTTCATGCGTGTAGCCTCAATTCCCACTGTTGTGGTCGAAAAGTGGCGGCGCGAAGGTTTCGACATAATGGCAGATAGAAACATCACCGGCGCAGAGATTGTTGCCAGATTGAAGGCTGAAAACTTGGACGGCTTTTTAACAACAGACAAGGCGATTTAAATGAGTGGCTTATACGCAAACATCCACAAACGCCGTGCTGCGGGTAAAACGCCGCGCAAGGTTGGCAGCAAAGGTGCGCCGACAGATGCTGCGTTTCGCGCAGCTGCAAAGACAGCGAAACCAAAGAAAAAAAGAACGGGCAGGGCTTAAATTATGAATTACGGCGATATTAAAAGTCATTTCGAGGCACTACTGAACCGCTCAGATATTACACCAGCCCTTACCACAACATTCATCGACCAATCTATCGCCCGTATCCAAAGGCAGCTGAGAACGCCACTGAACGAAAGTGTGTCAACTTATACAATCACGACCACCACACCTCAGATTACTCTGCCAACAGATTTCCTAGAAATCATCAGCATCTATTTTGATGATAAAGAGCTGCAGCGTATTCCGATGGGTAAAATGAGGCCGTATGTTGCGAACCCAATCCAAGGCAGTCCGAAGCATTTTACACGCCAACAACAGAACCTAATTCTGCATCCCCAGCCGACTTCTGGAAATTTGGTTCTTTATTACTACAGTGAATTTGCGCCGATGGTCTTAAATACCGATGAGAACACTTTGGCAGCTGTTGCACCCGACCTTATAATCTATGGAGCGTTGGCCTACAGCGCAGACTTCTACCTTGATGAACGCTCACCAATTTTCGAAGCAAAGTTCAATCAGTTCCTCACAGAATTACAAGAACAGAGCAATGACCAAGAGCTGAATGGCG